ACAACCGTTGAACACACCAACGATAGGCACAGTGCCTCCGTCTGCGTGAACCTCTACCGTACCACCAGTAACCTGGGCAACCATATCTCCTTGGAAGATAGCGGTTCCATAGTTAGCAGCGATGCGATATCGGCTTTGTCCACCAGTATAGGGGGCACCGCCCACCATCCGGACTGGACGCATTCCAAAAGCGGCATCTTGGTTCGCCATTTGGGATCTCCGTTTTAGTTAAACACAATCAAAAATGAGGTCATTTCTTCCCTCGTCCAAAAGATACCTGCGTCTTTCTCTCGTTAGAGATTGGCATGGCAGGATGCTCATCCTTCATTAGATCGTTATCAACAGCATGCATCTGTTGGTCGGTCTGCCGAGCGAAATAAGCATTTCTTTCTTTAACGGTTTCCTCAGGAATCTTAGCAAGCATCAGCCCGCCAACACCCACAGTCCCGGTATGGTTGCCTTCGTCAATGACGGGCAAGTCATAACCTTCAATTTCGCTAGGACGTACAGGTTCGTACCCCTCACGGAATCTCATGTGAACATTGGTTTTGTCTGCTTCTCCACGGATGTGGGTCCGCAGCCACCGATACTGCATCCCAGGGGGCGCGTCAGGAGTTTCCAATGCTTGAGGCGGCTTCCATGGTTTACGCGCAGCTTTAGCCTCGCGGCTTCCGCTACTTCTTGGTGTTCTATTAGAACCCTTTATTTCGTCACTCATGATCTTTGCAGCCTCATTTTCTGTTTTGCGTATTCTTTGAACGGTACACCGAGTTTCCTAGCTAATTCCTGTTCGCTCGGCAACAGTTCAACTCTACGAGAGTTTTGATTGCGTCCAGTTCCAGTCGTGCGCGATCCAGAGACAACAGTTTGGACGGGTTTTTGGTTGTCTCCCGCGAAATTTTGCTCGTTAAATTTATGTGGCAATTCTTGCCTAATGCGAGCGTCAATTTGAGCGTAGTATTCATCAGATTCTAAGTCAATACCGCTACTTACAAGATCTTCATGTATAGCAAAAGCTACATTTGTCATGACCTTGTCTCTGCCGAACCACTCATTTTGATTTGTCCATTCAACAGCTTTGTCTGATGGCTCTTGATATGCAGGCTCCTGTTGATAAACAGGATTGTTTGCTTGCTGCTGAGCAAGCTCTTGTTGCTGAGTTTCTGCGGCAGCTTGCTGCTCAGCCCACTTTGCATAATCAACCTTGTATTGCTCAAGATCACGTTGATATTGAACAAGTGCGTTTCGATCCGCTTCAGCCTTTGCAAGCAACTGCTGAGCATCTGCCATGGCTTCTGGGTCACCAGACTCATAAGCTGACTTCAAGTGGCGCTTGGCTGCTTCAGCCTGAGTTTCAACGCGAGTAGCGAACTCATCACTGTAAGTTTCTTGAATCTTTAGATTCTGTTCAGCGCCAGCAGTTTGAGCATGTTTCATCTGAGACATGAGCGATTCGTTCTGCTCTTGCAATTGCTTAGCGTATTGAAGCGCCTGCAACTCTCTGCGCTGATAGTCTTTAGCTTGGCCTACAGCCTTATTGATACGCTCCTGAGCAGAACGAGCGCGCCTTTCAGCTTCTGTAAGCTCTGGCTCTGCATCAGTATCAGGTGAATCAAACTCTTCTCGAACAGAGTCTTCAGTCACAGGTTCGATGGATTCAGCCTCTTCTTCAGAAAATTCAATGAAAGTAGATTCTTCTTGAACTTCTTCCTGAACTCGCTTGTGTTCAGGCAAAGCGGCCTTGTTTATGTTTTCGTCATCAAGCTTTGATAAAGCTTCAGTCAATGTTTCTTCCGACATGTCATTTCACCTATGCAGACTTGATATCGTCTGGATTAAGAATGGTTCCAATCACTTCATCGTCGTTAATAATTCGCACTTCATGGTCATCCTCAAGGGAGAACCTAGCGCCTGCATAACGACCAATAAGCACCCAATCACCAACTTCACACCAAGGATCGTCGCCAAACTTCTCGTAGTCTTGATAGGCAAGTGGGCCCATCTTCATGACATAACAAACAGAAGTGGCAAGGTTTTCCTTGTCTAGTGTCGATTGGATTAACTGTATACCGCCATCTGTCATGCCCTTTCCCTTGTAAGGAAGTACTAACAAACGGTAACCAGTTGGGTTTGGCATTCTTTCAACCAAAGACTTGTCTAGCACAGACGGGTCTAAAACCCGCTCATCTTCATTCACATATGCATCCGTAACGGACGGTTTTGATGCGATGGAATCTAATAATAGATCACTCATCGAGGGGATCTCCTTCAAAATGCAACGCTTCTTTTAGTTCATCACGAAGGGTGCGAAGCATTGATAACTCACCCATCGCAAATTTGTAGTCCTCCATATCCTTGATATTACCAGAGGTTATGTAATCAACATGAGACTGCTCATATTGATCTATCTTTTTATAAATGTAGGCCGCGAGAGCTATTGAATCCATTAGCGATACGAATACGGTCCTTCATAAATTTCGTAATCCATCATGCTGCTGCCAGGGTTGTAACCTGTGCCCATAGGGTCTTCAAAAACATCGAAGTCAACCCCTGGCGTGAAGCCTGGTATTGCTCCTGGGATGTTAGATGACATGACTGGATAAGGACTGGTCGATGGTGCAGGAGCAGGTTCTTCTGGCCGCTCAACCACTTCATAGACTGGTTCTGGTGTTGGAATGTATGTTGGGAAGAAGTCTGTTGGTTCAGGCATAGATTGAGCCATACCAGAATACGGGGCTAATGCTGCCATAGGAGCTTGCTGGCCATAACCACCGAATACACTGCCGGGTGGTTGGGGTGGCTGCGTTGATTTTGCCATGCTTGCTGCATAAGGATTGTAAGACTGACCAACAATACTGCTAGAAATCAAAGAGTCAGGGGTGCCTACAGATGATGTAGGCGTAACGTAACGCCCTTCAAACTTGTCTGCCGCTGGCTTAGCTGGCGGCTTAGGCATAGACGCAAGCCATTCATTGTACTGATCTTCGTAAGACTTCTCGCTCATCTTTAATACCCCATTCCGCCACCAAATCCACCGAACCCACCAAACCCGCCGCCATATTGTGGCATTGGGAACCTAGGCATGCGTTGTTGTCCGCCTCCATAGGCTTGCTGAAATGCTGGTCCACCCATGCCGTAAGGCATTTGACTGCCAAAGCCTGGGCCACCATAGCCCCCTCCGAAGCCACCGCCATATGGTGATCTTGGAGCCATAAAGCCTCCGCCGAATCCACCACCAAATCCACCGCCGAAGCCTCCACCGAATCCACCGCCATAGGAGGGTTGCGGAGGAGGGAAGCCACCAAAGCCGCCGAAGCCGCCAAACATAGGTGTTTGCTGGTTAAATCCACCACCGAAACCACCATAGCCACCGCCAAATCCGCCTCGGCCACCGTAACCGCCGCCGAAAGGATTCCCGAAGCCACCGCCAAAACCACCGCCGAATCCATCGCCTGAGCGATAACGCTGATCCATCACCGTTCCACGTCCTGCCATATCAGGTCTGGCCCGTCTCTGGGTCGTGCTGCCTGGAAAAGAAGCAGAGCCGCCTGGTCGCTGAATCATTTCAATCGGCGGCATGATGTGTTGCTGTAGCGATCTGGTAGGAGCCGGTTTGCCACTAAATTGCGTGGGATCGGTGTTGTACTGCTTCGCAAGCTCCAGAGCCTCTGGGTTTTGCCCGTAAAAATTACTCATGGCGTTAGCGTGGTTTGCAGAATGTGCGCCACCAGTTCTGTTTTCGCCTGTAACTGGGTCTTTGAACATCCTCATCATTTGATCTTGCATACCTGTCTGCATTGCTGGCGCATCAAAGCCGCGCTGTGCAAACAACTCTTGCAACGATGGGACCGTAGAGCCGCCTCCCATCTGACCGAATTGCTGACCTGTATTTTTAGGTCTATAAGGCAACGCTTTCATAGTTCCCGCTGGGCCTCCAGGCCCCCGCGTCAGCGGGCCACCAACGCCGCGATTACGCATAGCATCCATCAATCTTCCTTGAAGGAATCCGGGGAACGCTCTGTCGGGCCTTGGCCCGCCTGGACGTTGACTCATATTCTTTACTCTTCTTCAGAAGAATCGTCTTCTTCTGACTCTTCTACAGCTTCGGGTTCGATGACTTCTTCAACCACCGCCTCAGGCGCTTGATCAATCTCTTCAATAGACTCTGGTTCTGTTCCATTGCGTAAAGCCTCTTGAGCCTTGTTTACGGACTTCTGAACTGCTGCCATCTTCTGTCTTACTGAACTCATTGTAAATCTCTCTATCGATTACCGAAAAAGTCTTTCGCCATATTCTCTGCAGTTTTAGCCATTTGGGCTGATCTCTGCAAGCCAATTCGCTCACGAGCGACTTCATCCTTCATCTCAGCTAACTCGCGCTGCAGATCCATTCGCTCATCCGCCATGTCGGCAGTGTTATCAATTCGCTCACTTTCCAGATTGATTCGTCTATCAGCTTCTTCAGCTTTACGCTGCAAATCGGCTTCTTTGATATCAAGCTCACGATCACGCAGATTGACCAATGGGTCATCCTGCTGTGGTGGTGCAAGATCTTCGGCTAGATCTTCCATGATCTGCGTTGTGATCTGGGCAACCTTGTCCTCCATGATCACTTGCATCTGCTGCTGCATCTGCTGCATTTGCATTTGAGACTGCTGCATCATCATTGGGTCCATCTGACCTTGTTGTTGCATCTGCTGCATTTGCTGCTGCATTTGTTGAATCTCAGGGTCTTGTTCAGCCATTTCACGCGCCTTGAAATCAACGTGCTGATAGATGTGCGCCTGAATCATACCAGCCACAGGGCTTTGCCCAGGGGGCATCGCAGAAACGATGGGAGACTTCAATAACGTCAAATGCGCCTGTATGTGGGCGTCGTGATCCTGATCAGGAAAAGCTTGTGCTGGCTGGCCCTGCAAGAACCCAGCGTTCTCCATGGCTGGAGACATAGGCTGTGGTTGAGGCGGTGGGGGCAATAACTGCTCAATCTGCTGCACACCCATCGCTTCGTACATGCGGCGATACGCCTCGTGCATTCCCTGAGGCCCATGTATCTGTGGGTTCGACTGAACCATTTGCATCATCTCTTGAGCAAGCATGACACGCTGACTCATGGAGAAAATGTTGGGGTCAGAGACAGGAATGATGTCGATTCGATCATCAAAGTCCTGCGCCATCAACTGCTGCTGGCCACTAGCGATCTGGTATGGATATGCCTTGATCGGTGAGTCTTTGATTACTCGTGCAAGAATATTGAACTCAACTCGCTGGCTGTAGTGCATGCGCTTGTGTATTGAACTCATTACACGACTGCCGCGCTCAAGCAGCGCAATCGTAGTACCGACAGGCGCTTCTTGGTTTCCATCACCAACCTGCATATCGCCAACAGAAGCAAATCTACGACCCGCTTCAACCAACATGCCCAACAACTGCAAAAGTGTGCCGCTTGGTTCTTTGAACGGCAAAGGCATCAATGCATCGCGCAGTGACCCGCCAGGTGCATCCATGTCTCTGAACTCACCAGGTTGCAACGGCACATCGTTATCTCGGATACGAATGCCACGAGCCTTGAATCCTGCAGGCAGGTTGGCCAGCGTACCGGCATCGATCAACTGACGCAGAATGGAAGTGGCTGCTTGAGATAAGCCACCAATCATATGGGTCAGACCAAAACCATAAAAACCAACGCCTGGCAGAAACTTGTAATGCACAAAGTAGTCAATGCGACGGCGCATAACGTCCGCTTGGACATAGTTCCTGCGAATAGATAAAACAGTGTTCTGTTTCGGTAGTAACGTGACGATGTACGGTAGTTTGATTCCTGTCTCTTCGCCATTGCCATCCACATCCTCAAAGCCTGGAATATCAAGTTCTACATGAACCTCAAGTAGCTCAGCCTCGTAGTCACTAGAACCACCTGAAGGCTTGATGCCCTGAAGCTCATCAATCTCATCCTCAATATCATCTGAGTAAGAAGCATCGTCATAATCGCCAGAACTCTTTGTCTTGCGATAAAAACCTGTCTGCTGCAGCTTGCGAACTTCGTTCATCGACATGCCAATTACATGCGTGATACGAACCGCATCATCAAGACTGGTGGTGCCGTAAGGCACAATTAGTTTTTCAGATGGGATAAAGCGCGATACAGGGCGGCCCAATGATTGGTCAAAGTGAACCTTGCGGAACGCGCTGCCAGACAAGGGCAAATAGAAAAGCAGTTGGTCAGTCTCAGGATCGTACTCTTTCATCTCCTGAGTGATCAGGTAATTCATGTACTCCTGCACACGAGCAGCCTGCAAATCGGTCTGTGGCGTACCCATGCCCATAACCATGGTCTTAACAGGCCCGCCAGAGGGCAGCATTTCCTTGTAGGCTTGCGCTTGGAACTGGGTGACAGATTCGGCTAGAAGCGGGTGAACTACGCCAGAAGCGCCGTCAAACGGCTCTGTGCGGTCTTCAAACTTCATGCCCAAGAACTTGAGGCCTTCGGTGTACTGATCAATCCACTCTTTACGAGAAGATCGGTCATCATCAATGTCGCTCATCAGGTCAGAATAAATACGACCAAGATCGGCACTTTCCAT